GGGTAAACCGTTATCTGATGCCCAGCAAATCGCTCCTGCAATATGCGTATCAGGGTCGGTGTATCGCGCACACCCGACAATTCATCCAGTGCCAGCGGGTCGTTGTTCCGTATCACGCACACGACGGCGCTCATGTTGTTGACGTTGAAGTCAACACCGATGTGCAAAGGTTCGCGCTGTTCGATGGTCGCAAAGGTGATATTCAGCTTGCGGTCAAACTCTGGGTATATGCTGCCAGCGGTCAGGTTGACAAATTCGCCGTCCAGATATGCGGCCAATAGGCTGGACGAATAGCTGTTCTGTAGGTTGCGGATATAGTCTTCAGGTAAGTTGGCTGCGTTGTCAGATGTCTTGGCCTTATACAGCGCATATCCTTCAGCGGAGTTCTTCACCCAGCGGTCATAAACGAAGCGGAAGCCTTCAGGCGTTGTGCCGACGCTCACCGTGTTCTTCACAGGCTTGCCAGATACCGTGAATGCCTTTTGGCGGTTACGGGCAATAATCTTGTTCCATACCGCACGGGCCTTGTCGGTGGGCAGTGTATCAAGTTCGTCCACATGGCTGTGCGCCACTTCGTAACCGACGATGCGGTCAGGCTGTTCCATGTTGCGGAATATGATGCGGCCAAGTTCCGTTTCCATCACCGCCTTTTGCTGGTTCAGTTTGAACGGGATGCTGTTCTTTTCAAACAGGGCGGGGAAGCGTTGGAAGGCGATGTCTTCAATCAGCGGATAGGTCGGCAGGTAATATGCCACATCCTGATATGGGCAGTAACGCTTGAGCCGCATGATACGGGCAATGCCAGCAGCAGTCTTCCCAGAACCAAAGCCGCCAACAAAGGCAGGGAATGGCTCTTGGCTATATACGAAGTCGCGCTGGCTTTGTGTAAAGGTCAAAGCCAGTCTTCATCCGTGATGGGCTTGAAGGTCATATTCACAGCAAGCTTGGTCGGTTCGTTATAGCCGTGCATGATGTTTAACTCTTTCACCGCTGCGGTCATTCCTGTCGATGCCTTGGCTTCCAGCGCGATGCGGTATGCGCTCATTAAGCCCTTTACGGACATTTCGCGTGTCCATAGTTGCTTTTCTACAACTTGCGACTTCAATTCCGCGACCCTTGTGGCAATCTTGTGGTTCTTCATTAGCTTTGATGCTTGCGGGTAAACGCTTTCATCTTTCATACCTTCAGCATCATAAGCCATGCGATATGCGTCTGCTTGGCCTAAGCCGTCGGCTATGCCTTGGGCAAATGCTTCTTGCTTTGCAGTCAGTTTGGCGTCCGTCATTGCTTTGTCCATATCCTACAAATTCGCAAAAGATTTTAGGGCATACCAGACATGGGAATTGCGATACCCGTTTGGATGGGTCGGGATGATTGGCGTGACACCGTGCATATTGCGCCAAGCTGGGTAAACCAGCATCGAATTGTCCGTCTGGTCAAACGTGGCTCCGTAATCTGGGACGTGCAGATTGCCACCAGTGCTATTCCGGCGCTTGGTTATAATGATATTGATAGCACCCTTCACGTTGGCGTGGTCTTGATGGATTGGCGCAGAAATGTTGCAGTTGCTAATCGTCGAGCTAAAATGCTTTGCGAAGCGCCATTCTTCAGGTATTTTTTGCGCCACTTGCTCAAGGTGCGTCTTTGCAACGCTTGGGATGTATTGCTCCACCAGTTCAAATGCTTTGATGCCACTGGCGTTCATCGCCTTGGCGAAAGTTTGCGCTGACTTCACACCATGCACAGATGAGCGCGAGGCATACGGCCTACGCATATGCGGCTTGGGTGGGCATGAGCCAAGGATGGTGCTGTATTGCTTCACTTCGGCTTCAGCGTTACGCAAACCAGATGAACGGCGCATATCTGATTTGGGCACACGATTGGTTTGGATTTCAGCGTCGGCTATGTTGACCAGATTTTGCAAATCGTCGGGAAGGTTCCGCAGATACAAACCAACTTCCGTTCCATCTGGGTCTACCAATATGCAACTTTCGGTTATGTTTGGTTCCAAACCTTCAGGCTGTGCGCCTATCCCGATGATGCGCTGAATTGGGTTTAGGGTGACAATCTTCATGCTGACAAAGCCTCAATCAATTTTAAGCCGACATATTCGCCGCGCTTTCTTGCGGCATCAACCAAGTCTTTTGCCCGTTGATAATCTTCAGCCTGAAACTCAATCTGGATGGCCTTCATGACGCCGCTGGCCAAATCAGCGGTTGGGTCATCCAAATCATCCAGCGCGGAATAATCAGGCTCTTTGGCAAAGGTCGGAATATCATCGCCCCAGCCAAGCAGCGAAATATCGAAGTCAAGTTCGAGCAACGCTTCCAATTCAGATTGCAGCAAATCGTCATCCCAATCGGCGGTCAAAGCAAGCTGGTTGTCCGCGATGACCAAGGCTTTCCGTTGCGCTTCATCAAGATAATCAAGAACTATTACAGGAACTTCAACCATGCCCAGTTTTTTTGCTGCCAATGTCCTTGCATGGCCAGCAATGATGATGTCACTGCCATCAATCAAAATAGGGTTCGTCCATCCAAACTCTTTTATGCTTGCGGCTATATAAGCCACCTGTGCATCGCTGTGGGTGCGGCTGTTGGCTGCATACGGGATTAAGTCAGCGACAAGGCGCTGTTCAATTTTGGGGTTGCTCATTGCTCTTATTTATACTTCGATTTGCATTTTGGCAACTGCCGCATAATTATCCGACAAACTCTTTCCATTGCCAGTTTGCCCATTGGCGCATTTCGTCATTTGACCATTCATGCTTTCGCCACTTGGTCAGCAATGCTGCCTTATCTTTGCTGCCGCTTTGCCTGTGGCGTATCAGGTCAGTCATAAAATCCGTTGCCGTCAACTTCATCGTCATCATCGAAATCATAATCCAAGTGTTCAGGCCTATACCCATCAACGATTGCTTCCAGTGCTACAGCAGCGGGGCCACTGATTTCCCGCTTGCCGCTCATCCATGCGCGAACAGTCGTGCTTCCCGATGTTTCGCTTAAACGCAATGCGTCGGCTATTTCGCCAACGCTCCAACCAAGCTTCTTCTTTGCGTCTTTTACGTCTTGTGCCGTGATTATCATTTCTTTTCTTCTGCCTTTGCCATCTTTTTTAATGCGTGAAGAACGGTGCTATGGTCGCGCTTCATGATGCGTCCGATTTCGGGAGTGCTGTAGCCCTGCTCACGGAAAAACTTAATGCACTCATGCCGTATTTCGACCAGCACCTTGAACCTTCGCGTTCCGATTATGTCGTGCCTATCATATCCATAATCGGATGCGATGTGGTCAATGATGGTTAGGTTTCTTTCGCGTGGCGTCATCCTTAAATACCCCTGTCTGCGCTAATGGTTGGAGCCATCGAAAAGCGACCCCAAGGCATGATTTGCTCAACGCCATCCCACACCTTTATGCCGTAACGCTTGCCGTCTGTGTCAGTGACAGTCTTTTCTGTGCGCTTGGCGATACGAACACTGATAATCGTGTCGTAATCGCAAATGCTGCGGGTCGAGTATGTAGTGTTAGGTTGAAACTTAATCATGTCGCGTCTCCTTGCTGGCGGGGCGCTGCCCCTTTCTGATAACCCCCTATGTAAGAGGTTTTATATTATGTCAAACTTCTTTTTCATTATTTTGAAATTATTTTATGCGACAATGTAGCAGTGGCTTGGTTCATCGTTGTAATAATCTTGGACTGCAATTTTATCGCCAAAAACATCAACGAACCATTCGCGGCAAAACCCGTTGTTCAGATATTCCCAAGTCGTGCTAACTGCGTCTGCTGTGACTTCTGCAAATTTTGCTGCGGTGGCATAATTCAAATTCATGTTCATTCCCTTATGTGGCGGGACTGCCGTCCCTTGCTGATGCCCCATTATATAAAGGGACATATATTATGTCAACACCTTTTTTCATTATTCTGAAATTATTTTTGACGCTGGGCCTGTGGTGGGTGGGGGCAGAAGCCCCCGTTGGGTTAGATTTGAACCAGCTTGACGTTGTTGTTGTGCGTTGGTTCAACAGTGAACGATTTGCCCTTGTAGTTGATTACATCGCCGTGGTTGATGCCGCGAATAATTTCCTGCTTGCGCTTGTCTGAAGTAATCATCGTGCTTTTGATGTTAGCCCAAAAAACTTGGTGTCCGTTTGCGATTGCTTTTGCTTCTTCTTCGGCTGCGTCCAAACCCATGTCAGCAATGAAATCAGCAATGCAACCAAGTATGTAAATCCGATACAATGTGCCGTGGTTTTTGCTTTCGTATGCGATTGCAAATTGGTCGCCAGTTTCAAAGTTGTTGTGACCCGCAACGATGAGGTAAGCTGGTGATGAAGAAATGATAGTCATGGTCGTTTTCCTTAATGGCGGGGCTGAAGCCCCCGTGGTTGATGCCCCCTTATATCGGCGGTTATTTTATATGTAAACAACCTTTTTCATCTTTTTGCATTTTTTTTGCATTTATTCCTCTTTGACAAAAATTCCGTCCACCATGCGGCCCTTGCGGTCTTTGATTTCGTGCCATGCGTGAACGACGCATTCTTCAATCTCCAAATTCTTTTGCGCTGCCAAGATGGTTAGCACGACAAAGGCGTCACCGATGCTGTCCATGAATTGCTCATCCTTGCCCTTGGCGATGGCTTCAGCCAGTTCCCCCATTTCCTCAATCAGTTTGACGAATTGGGCTTGCACGGTGCTGCCAGCAATCAGGTTGCGGTCTTCAGCCCATTGGCGGATTAGGTTGCCGTAAATCATTAATTCATTCCTTCTTTGGTTTTCAGTGATTGCGTCAATTCAGCCTTCAATTCAGCCAAATCCTCTGGTGTCATGTATTCTGGTTCATGCTTGGCGATGCGCGGCGCGTGGAAGTTATCGACCCGCGCCTTGGCGTAACGCAGTTCGTCCTTAACCCAGCGTATTGCATCAGGTTCAAAGTTGCAGATGAACGGGACAATCTTTGCAGGGTGGTCACAGGTGCGACGGGCTTGCTCACAGGCGCGGCGCAATATCTGCAAGGGAATGTCGCTTATCGTCATGATGGCAGCTTTATACCAAGCTGTCCGTTCCGCCTCCTGCATACCCGATGGAGCGCACAGCATCAGACACGGTGCTAATAGTGTGATGATTTCCTGTGGCGTTGCCTGTCGGTATTTGTCCTGCGCTGCTTTCAAAGCTTCCAGTGCCGCCTGATATTTCGTGCAGTGCTTGTCTGGCTGCGCGTTCTGATATTCCTGCGCTGTCAGGCTGTCTGTCATTCCTTTGCTCCTTCACCCATTCTGCTTTGAACGTAATCCAGCCGCGAGTTGTTGCCTCACTGATGGCGTCCTGTAAATTCCAACCCGCAATGCTGGCCTGATTGATTAAACCCTTCAGCGCGGTTTCCGTGATTGGCGACTTCTTGGCTTTCCGAACAGCCATGAAATCATCCCACACCTGTTGCGATACACCTTCAGGCTTCGACACTTTCCCCTTCAGGGGTATATTTGTTTCTTGGTTGTTGGTTATTGGTTGTTGGTTATTGGTTGGTTGAACGTCCGTTGAACGTCCGTTGTTCCGACGTTGGGCGGATGCCTTACCAGCGTTGGACGCCTTCAGTGATTTGTCACGGAAATGCGTTATTTCTGCATCGCACCGTGTATGGTTCCAACCACCCTCATTGTTGGCAATAAAGAAGTCTTGCAGCACCTGTTCGACTTCCTCGATGTGGTCGCGCATACCTATCTGCCGTGCAACTTCAGGTGCGCTGCCGACAAGGATACCATCCTTCAGGTAATACACATCAAGCAAGCGGCGATAGGCCAAATCCTCTAACAAGGACAGGTGGCGCGTATGGCTGGCGTAATCGCCAATGTTGAACTGAAAATAGTGCATGGCTATGCGCCTTGCAAAATAGTTTTGTGGCGTATATAATTCTTCATATGCGATGCTCCTGTAAAGCGTTGCGGCCAGCGAAAATTTGACGCTCCTTATTTTCGCTGGCCCCCCTCTTACCTCAATATCCAAAATTCCTAAAGCTACTTTGTTTGCCGAAATTCGATTGTCGGAAACAAAGCTTTGAATATCGCCTTGCGTAACGTGAAGTCAGGCGTGACCATGCCCTTCACATCTTCGACGCAATCCTGACCGCCTTCAATGTAGGCAAAGTCAGGCTTATATCCAACGCGTCGCCCGTTATCGTGCTTCATCTGCTTGCCATTGATGATGAACCAGAATTGCGGCTGAATGACCAAGTCGCCAATCGCACCAGTGGCCCACAATGTGTGCAGTTCATCACATCGCGCAGCTTCGCGTTTGCTGTCATGCTTATGGCACTGGGCGCAATACGCTTTCTTGGCGTTAAATTTCGACCGACGGTTGAACACAGCCACTATTCCGATGTCTGTTCATAAACGATTGTTGGTTTTTGAAAGAAATTTTGTTCATCATCCCTCAAAAAAGCATCCCACATTTCTTTTTTATCCGCTTCACTGCGCTTAGGTCTGTTCCTGATTTTTTCACTAATCAATGCGTCCAATGCCTGTTCCACAGCCAGATATGCTTCCAGCATTGGCGTTGAGCGTTCGCGCTTCCAATTGCTTAATGTGACACGGCTAAGGCCAGCGGCATCCGCAAGCTTCCCAGCAGTGATTTGATGTTCCGCAGCGCGTCCAAATATACGCATTACGGCTTTGTGGCTTAATGTCATTTTGTATCCTTTTTGCTAAATGCAAAGCGGCCTATAAAAAAATGCTTTACAAATGTAAATGGGGGTTGCATAAAAAACACAAGGAGCAAACATTATGAACATCGAAACTTGCACAATTTGCGGCTTTGGGCTGACGCCTGCTTTCTGCTGCCCAGCTTGCGATGCGGCTGACGCAATCGTTGAAGCTGGCGGCTGTCACCCAAATTTCAAAGAAGCGTTGTCGGAAAAAATCGGCAACATTCTTTCCGACAATGATTGGCACACGCTCATCAATGTCCGCAAAGTTTATCCACGGTTTTATTAAGGAGCAAAATGATATGAGTGATTTATTGAGTATCCACCAAGTCGCAATTGATAAGGCCATCAAGCTTCTTGATGCGTCTGGCGCGACATACGCAATTCAATACAACGGCCAAAATTACGGCGCGTTGGAAGTGAAGCCTCCACGCAAAGAAAGGCGCAATAGGCCTTATGCTCACGGCGAAACCCGTTCGCACTACCTGCCATACATTGAAAATTTAGAAGTCGGTCAAGGTGCGTCGGTTCCATTTAGTTATTTCGACCGCAAAATACTGTCATCGAACATCAGCGCGTATTGCGTTCATAAATGGGGTGCGGGGACTGCGATGGTAAAGAGAAACAAGCTTAACGACAGCCTTGAAGTTTTACGTTTATCATAAGGGGCAAAAAATGAGTGAAGATAAAATTTGCGCTGCGTATGTTGCGGCATTTGCGGAATTAGAAGCGGCAACAAAGACTGCCAGCAACCCGCATTTCAAATCCAAATACGCCGACCTTCCGACAGTGATTGATGCCATCAAGCCTCACCTGTCGAAGCATGGCCTTGCATTCATGCAGATGCCCAAGCCAAGCGACGGCGGCATATCAATCGAAACCATCCTGATACACAGCAGCGGCGATAAATTGTCGATGGGCGTATTGTTTGTGCCAGCCAATAAGCATGACGCACATGGTTACGGGTCGGCCCTAACTTATGCGCGGCGCTACGCACTGCAAACTTGCTTTGGTCTGCCAACCGAAGACGATGACGGCAACGCAGCGGTCAAGGCGCAGCAACCAGCGCCAGCAAAGCCCATAACGCAGGAACAGTTCGCGGTGCTGCAAGACCTTATCGACAAAACAGGCACGGACGAAGATGTCATGGCAGCGCATTACAAAGTGCCAGCCCTTGCAATGCTTCCATCGACCGCATTTGAAGCGGCAAAAGCGGCATTGCAAAGGAAACTGACCAATGCGGGTTGATGTCGAACAACGCAGTGACGATTGGTATACTGCGCGGTGTGGTTCATTGGGGGCGTCACAGGTAGCTGACGCCCTATCACGCACCAAAAGCGGTTACAGCGCCACCAGAACCAACTTACGCATAAAGCTGGCGCTTGAGAGGCTCACAGGCAAGCAAGCGGCAGGGTTCACCAGTGCAGCAATGCAGCATGGTATCGACACCGAAGCTGAAGCCAAAATAGCCTATTGCTTTGAACGGAACGTGGCTGTGACCGAAACAGGATTGGTCAGGCATTCAAGCATCCCTTGGACGCACTGTTCGCCCGATGGTCTTGTTGGCGATGATGGGCTTGTCGAAATCAAGTGCCGCCAGCCAGCGGGACACCTTGAAACGCTAACGTCGGGTGTAATACCATCGCAGTATGTCACGCAAATGGATTGGCAGCTTGCTTGTATGCCAGAACGACAGTGGGTTGATTACGTTTGTTACAACCCAGATTTTCCCGAAGACCTTAAACTATTCATCAAAAGGCACTATCGCAATGACGAACAAATTTTGGAATTGGAGCAATCTGTTTGCGAGTTTCTCGCAGAAGTCGAAGCCGACCTCGCAACCATCGACGGCATTAGAGGAAGGGTTAAAAATGGCGAAACTGTCGGCCAATAAGCAAGGCCCAGAATGGAACGCATTGGCATACCAAGCCTATGTGGAACACGCCAAGCGCCATAAGTTCTTTACCACCGAAGATGTGCGTAAAGCCGCCAAGAATGTCCCTGCGGCCAGCAACAACAGCGCGTGGGGCTACATTGCAAAGTCGGCCAGCAAGAATGGTATCATGGTCGAGTTTGAAGTTATGCGCTCCAAAAGCCTGTCCACGCATGGTCGGCACATCATCATCTGGCAATCGACGTTGCTGTCATGATGTTACCGCGCAAGATACCAAAAGAGGCAAAGCGCCAAAGCAGATGGAAGTCGCCAGCGCATTGCAATTTTGTCAGGGGCCACGCCTGTTCCGTATGTGGCAGCATGGCAGGAATTGAAGTCGCCCACGTTCGCTATGGAAGCGGCGCTGGCATGGGGCAGAAGCCGCACGATTGGTTTACTGTCAGCTTGTGCAAGCAATGCCATACGAACCAGCACAGCGTCGGTGAACTTACGTTCTGGGCCAACTATAACATCAACCCATTCGCACTGGCTGAAGCGTTTGCAAAGGCCAGCCCGAAGGCAGCGGAAATTGCCGCGAAGAAACGGGAATTGGGGTTATGACGCAGACAGTTTGGCTGCGCGGTGAGCATCAAAGGCGATTGGCGCACCAGCTTATCGACAAGGCTCCACAGGATGCAGTGGTTTCAGTCAGTGCCGCCAAGCGCAGCGATGACCAGAATGCAAAGATGTGGGCCATGCTGTCAGACATCAGCCGTGCAAAGCCAGATGGTCGGATGCACATACCTGAAGTCTGGAAGTGCATTTTTATGGCTGCATTGGGCCATGAAGTGAAATTCGAGATGGGGTTGGATAACCAGCCCTTCCCGATAGGGTTCAGGACATCAAAGCTGACCAAAGCCCAGATGTCCGACCTGATTGAATTTATCTACGCATACGGCGCAAAGAACAACGTGAAATGGAGTGAAAAATATGAGTGAACCAAACAACGACCAACTACGCCTTTTGATTGAGCGTATCGAACGTCTGAACGAAGAAAAAAAAGGCATCAGCGATGACATCCGCGATGTATTCAATGAGGCAAAGGCAATGGGTTATGATACCAAAATTATGCGGCCCGTCATCCGCTTACGGGCAATGCCAGACCATGACCGCGCAGAATATCAGGCTGTGCTTGATACATACATGAACGCTCTTGGTCTTTGAAAGGATAGATTATGTCATCATTGAATAAAGTAAGTTTGCTGGGTTCGCTTGGCGCAGACCCAGAAGTGAAGTCGTTTCAGAATGGTGGGCGGGTTTGCAATTTGCGAATTGCCACATCAGAACGCTGGAAAGACAAAAGCACAGGCGAACAGAAAGAAACGACCGAATGGCACAGCGTGTCCATCTTTAGCGATGGGTTGGTCGGTGTTGCAGAACGCTTCCTGACCAAAGGAAGCAAGGTATATGTCGAAGGCCAGTTGAAGACCCGCAAATGGCAGGACGCCAATGGAAACGACAAATACAGCACCGAAATCGTTTTGAATGGCCCGAAGGCATCGCTGATTTTGCTTGGCGGCAAGGGTGAGCCACGGCAATTAGATGCGTCTGTTGACCCATCAAAGGGTGAGCATATGAATTGGGACAACAACCTTGATGATGATGTGCCATTTTAAGGAGCAATGCGATGACGCAAATTTCAATCAAGGATGTGGTTGACCAATGCAGGATTTACGCTTCCGATAAGAAGGTGGCTGAAGTCCTGAATTGCCCAATAACTTTAGTGGAAGCCTGTCGGCCCATGATTTACGCCCGTGGCAAGCATCCCACAAACTTGGGGGTGAACGAAGAAACTGGCAAGCATTGCCAAGCCACGCTGCGCTACAGAACGGATGCTGAAGCCATCAAAATTGCATCTCAAAAGTTGCTAATCAAGCAACTGGAAACGGGGCATCACTGGCTGAACCACGAAAGATTTTTCCATATAGTTTCAAAGCTAAACCCTGAATATGGATTGGCATAAGACAATAATTGAAAAAAGGGCTTTACATATATATCAACCGACTTTATAGGGATGGACAGGGGCAACCGCCCCGCCATTCTTAGGAGTAACACGATATGACGTATTTAGTTTACCATGTGAGCGATTATAACGAAGGCAAGAATTTGCCGATTGCCGCTGGCAGCACAGAACAAGATGCACGGGCGCTTGGAATTAAAACAGTCCTTGGCCTTGGATGGACAGACGGCACATTAAATATCGTTCGCAACGATGCGTTAAGCGAAAATGATGCCAAGTGCATTAACGATGCCGTGGCTGAATTTTTAACCACCAACAAATCATAACATAAGGGGCTTCGGCCCCACTTTTTTAAGGAATTTTGATTATGACCATTCGTGAAATCATCCAGTCGCAGCCGTTGAGCGAAATCATCAGCGGCGTTGCAATGGTAATCGTTCTGCCCATCCTGTTCATCGCATTGATGGTGGTGCTGCCATGATAGTGGAATTTGAATACACCCTGACCCGTGGCGAAATCGACTTTGATTTGCTGGTTGAATACACTGCAAGCCGCGATTGGGATGAAGTGGATATAGATATCAGCAATGTCACGCTTGATGGTGCGGCATTTGAAACCAGCCACAAAGAAGACCTTGATATTCTGCAAGCCTGTTACGAACGGGTGGACGAAGACTTCCAAGATTATGCAGCCAGTGAAGGGGATTATCGACATGACGAAGCCAAGCACGACTTCTGAATTAAAAATTCGCACCGCAGCACCGATGGGCTTAAAACATCGTGTCAGCCCTCAATCAGCATGGCCTTTGCGTGGGCCTGATGGTCTTACATTTGCAGAGCGTCGGGCAAAGGAACAGGGGCAAGGCAAATGACAAATGATAAATACACCATTGGCCTAGCGCAACCCGCGCCGCCAACCATTCTTATTCAAAACCCACTTACAAGCCGCCACCTGTTAAGCATTCATCCAGACGGCACTGTGACAGGCGAAATTGAGGATGCGTCCGAAGCTGCGCGGGTGTTTGTTGAACACATACGGAGGATGGTTGCCCAGCCCACACAGAGCGATGCGCTGCGTGACCAGCTTTTGCAGGAATGTCTGGTTAAGCTGCGCGATGTGCAAGGGACGGAAGCGCCAAAGCAATACGCTTGCAACTTAATCAAGCGCATTGAGCGGGTGCTACAGGAGCAAAGCAAATGATTAAATGCGTCATCGAATGGATTATATTCCGCTTGGCTGAAGGCAATAAGGATTTTGACCAATGACCGCCGACAACTGGCTTTTCATATTGGTTATATCGGTCTGGTTATTGACCGCATACATGATTGCAACCGCGCCAGATTTTACGGAGCAAGAGCGAAAAGAAATGGAGGATGAATGGTGGACATAGACGAACGCACAATAGCTTTGATGAAGGCAGCAAATATCAGCCTGAATAAAGCGGTGGCAATCATTGCGAATTTAGAGGCTGGCGGCTTTGCGATTTACAAGAAAAAGGTTTTCCGCAACGGCAGACGGCCAGTTTCGTCAGTTCCCGTGACCGAAATGCTGAAGGCAGAAATCGTGGAATTTTACAGGCTCAACCCAACGGTCACGCAATCAAAAATTGCAGCCATGTTTAACGTCAATGCAGGGCGTGTAGCGGAAGCATTGTCAGGCGAATGATAAAGGAAATGGGCCACCCATAACGAGCGGCCCATATCTTATTTATCCGTTGATGATTTGCGACAGGCCAGCAGCAGCGGCAGCGACAAACGCCAACGCAGCGGCAACGGTTACCTTCCATCCCAGCTTCTTTTCCGAAGCATCGACCATAGGCAGAATTTTGCCCGTGGCTTTTTTGACGATGGCTTTTTCGGCTTCTTTCTTCAAAGCCTTTGCAGCCTCTTTCTTCAATGTGCTTTTGATGTCCATGTTAATTCTCCTATGCCCAAGTCGCGTATTTCTTGGTTTTCAGTTTACGGTCATCCAAGCCGTGCGTTCCACCATTGATGCGCTTTGTCAGGGCAAGAATGGCAGCATCGTTGATGCCTTGGTCGCAGATGCCCCACAGCTTGTTCTTGTCGAAGAACCACAGGGCGCTTTCAAAGCATAGTTCACCCGACACAAGGTCAGGATTGGTCATTACGTCGGGCCGTCCGATGTAATCGGCAAACGCTTGGTAATTAGATTTGCCTGTCAGTTGCAACGCACCACGGCCACGATACTTCCATCCATCGCCAGAAGCTTCATCACCATTGCCCATGCGGTTGGCATAGACACGGTTGGCAATCTTCTGTGGCTGACGCTCATAGGCACGGGCCATTGCGTCAGTCGGGAAGTATTTGCCAAAGATGCCACGAAGCCCCTTTGCGCTGTAATTCAGGTTTTCGCTGAACGCTTTGAAGCCGCCGCTTTCATGCGCCGTTTGAGCAAAAAAATGTGCAGCCCGATTATGTGATAATTTATAGAAAGCCGCAGCCGTCTTAAATGTCCCCTTACCGAAAGCACCATCTGCATCACATCCACATTTATGTTGTAGGTTCATCAAGCTCATTTGCCAGCACTCCGCCAATCAGGGAAATCAAGTTCATCGACCACGCCGTCACCGTTGGCATCATATCGCAAGTCACCGCGATACTTTTCCCAAGGTTCCATTTCGTCATCGTCATCATCGTCATCTGCTTCGCTGATAAAGACAGTGCCAGATGGGTCATTATAACGTGGCGCAGGGGCAACCATGTCAGGTGTAAGCGGCAATGGGTCTGGTTGTGGCGCTACGGGGGCCACAGGCTCTGGTTCTGGGTCGTTGCGGTCTTCTGGTGGTGGTGGAACCAAATCGCCCTTCATGCCCATCAGGGTGGCGTAGGAGCCAGCCACAGCGCCGACAACCGAAGTCATGACGTATGACAGCAAGCCGAATACGTCTTTGTTGTCGATAATCTCATTCGATATGAACAGGCCAACAATCATAGCGCAAGTGATGGCGACGATGACGAATGCCATCGTTTTTGCCGCCAGCAGCAACGCTTTGATGCGAGCCTCCAGTAATTTGTCATCCATTTGTTATTCCTTTCCTGCCAGCGGGTTTGCCAGCGTCTTTTGGATACGTTCCTTAGTTTCCGCTTCCAACTCTTTAATGCGTCGTTGCTGTTCTTGGTCTTGCTGCCGCAACTGGTCAATCACCGCACGTTGCATCTGCATATTCTGTGCATCGCTGCTGCGAACGCTGCTGCTTACGGCATCGACGGTCTGACGGGTCGCGCCAACGCTGCTGGATATGCTGCCCGTCAAATAGTTAAGGGCTTCGCTATTGCCCTTGGTCAGCCGTTCAACGCTGGTGACGCGCTCATCCATAACCGAAATGCGGCTTTCAATGCCAGACAAGTCAGGCGGCACATAAGCTGCGGTCACTTCCTGCATCGTCAGGAATTGCTGATACACTTGAAAGCCAGCCCACAGGCCACCAAGGATTGTTGAGAATGCAGCAAAGATGATGGCAATTTTGCCGCTGCTTAGGCCACCGATGTTGAAGCTAAAACCGCTTTCATCAAAGGATACTTTTGGTTCTTCTTTTTCGTCATTTGTATTGGGCATCGACAATCTCCCGCCATCTGGCGTCATTGGTTTGGGTCATCCGATACATTTCAAAGTCAGCGTCACGCAGCCTTCTACGATATATAACACGAATTGCGTAAAAGTCAGCCCTGTCGGATAATCCCGCCTGTCGGTAAGCGTTGAAGGCAGGAACAGAACCCATTTCGTTGATGGTTTCCGATTGCCCTTCCGCCATTTCGTTTTCGGATTTTTCAGATGATGCCGTTGTCGCAACGGGCGCTGCGTTGCTTTGACCACCGACATTGTTCAAAATTTCAAACGTGGTGGACATCGACATGGGGCCAGCCGCCGAAATAGCTGCTTCCACTGGCGATGAGCCGACACCAGAACCAACCCCGCCGCCAGACGCGACCGAAGTGCTTGACCCAAAATCAACGCGCATTTGAAAACTGCCAAAACTTTGCGACGATTGCGACCCGCTTTCAAATGCCGATGCTTGGCTTACTTCCGCTGCTTCTTCAAAGAATGCCGATTGCATACCCTGTCCGCTTTCTTCCAGCGCCGTAGCAAGCTGATTGGATGCTTCTTGCTCCAATGTGCCGCCCGATGCGTCTTGGCCTTCTGTGGCGTTCGCTGCGCCTTCCAGTTCCAATGATGCCAGTGCTTCCGACGCTTCCGTTTCTTCAACGGCGCTATCATCTTCTGGGCCTTGCGCTGCCAGTGCCGCCAATTCGTCTGGCGACAAGCGTTCATCATCAGACTTAAGGTCTTCTAAGCCCTGTTCCGAAATCAATTCTTCGATGGCATCTTCTTCGACAGGTTCTTCATCTGCCACAGGTTCTTCAGTTTCGGTGGCAGCGTCGGCTTCAAGCGATGCTTCCGCAGTTTCCAATGCTTCTTGCGCGGTTTCAAGCACCTGTTCGATATCAGCAACATCTTCGATTTGCACTTCTTGCTGCGTTTCTTCCATCGCCGCCTGTTCGACCGAAGCCACGGCAGCTTCCAGCGCAGTTTCAGTCGGGTCAGGTGCGCCGACATCAATTCCCATTGATGCTGGTGGGCAGGATGGGTGCAGCGGTGTTGCGTTGCAGTCGATTGCCACTTCTTCAGGGATTGGCGAACCATAGGTCAAAAGGCCAGATTGGTTTTGCAGGAATTGCGGATTGCGCCCGTAAAAAAGCGGGATATTATCGCCAGCTTCAGGGCCAGTAAGACCAGCCGTAAAGTCACGGTTTCCAGATGCAGACATTGACCCGTAGTTGATTTGGATATTGCCGTTGCTGAACAGGCCAATTTCAAACGTGTTCAAATTGTTCGTGCCGTATTCCTGTGTGCCATACCAGCCGAACAGGGCAGACCCTTCGTCCAAGCGATAATATGGGTTGCCAGTGTAACTGATAAGGTCTGACCAGTATGCGTAAATCGTGTTGCGCTGGGCTTGTTCGATAGGTTGACCATTGCAGCAAAGGTTCGCCGCACTCTCAAACGATACGAAGCCGTTGCTCGATACCCAAACGTCGGTAAAAGTCTGGCCCCAATATTCAAATTCAAAGCCAAGGCTTACACGGCGCGTAGCATCATCGCCAAGGTTTAACGGCGTCATGGTGGTAGGTGCGCCGTTGATTTGCGGCGGCAGAAGTGTCGGGTCGTATGTTTGGGCAGCAGCAGATGTGCTGACCAGCAATGCAGCCAATAAGGATATAAGACGCTTATTCTGCGTCAGGGCGGCGGTCAGCATTTTCTTCCCAAGCCGTTGTTGCGTCCGCGCCGATAGCCCCCATAAACGGGCAGGGTGTGCCAGCCATTTCCATTGCGGCGAATACACGGCGGTCTTGGCAAAGAAGGCTCACAGCGGCAACGCGCATACCCATATCATACAGGGTTTTGGATAGCTTCATGCGTTCGCAGTTTTGGTCGCGCACAGTGCGGCCAGCCGACAGGCCAATGATTTGCGTCTGCACAGCGCCTGATTGCCCCGTGGTGCAAAGGTCTTGGCTGTATGACATCATCGACGGCGCGATGGCGCTGGGTGGTGGCGACTTGATGTTTTGGTCGATAACCTGACGATTGACGCTTTCGCTGTAGCTTTTGCTGTCGCTCACGTTGACGTTGTTGTTTTGGTTGACGTTGCGGTTATCGCTGCTTGTCGTTTGGTTAATCGTGCTGGTGTCGTTGTTCGTGTTGTTCGTGTTGACCGTGCTGTTGTTGTTGCTGTTGACCGTCTGGTTGACAGTGCTGTTGCTAACGTCGGTGTTGAAATTGCGATTGGTCGCGTCGGATGTGTTGACGTTTGTATTCTGATTGATGTTCGTCATCGTGCCAGAATTGATGTTCGTATTCTGGTTGATGTTGGTCATCGTCCCAGTGTTTTGGTTGATGTTGGTGTTCGTCGATGTGCTGACATTGTTGTTGTTATTGTTGTTCGTGTTCAGCGATGTGCTGGTGCTGGCGTTCACGTTGTTATTCGTGTTGACCGATGTGCTGGTGCTGGCGTTAGTGTTGAAGTTTGTGTTCGTGTTGGTGTTGACCGATGTGCTGTCCGACGTATTGTTGTTGTTGTTTGTGTTCGTCGATGTGCTGGTCGAATTGTTGTTGTTGTTATTCGTGTTCGTGCTGGTGGACGTATTGTTGTTGTCCGATGTGCTTGTCGTGGTTGTGGTGTAAACATATTCCGTCGGGGCAACAGATACAGCCTGTGCCAGCACCACTGACGATGACGAAATTAACGCGATAAAAGCCAGCACAAATTGTTTCATGGTCGGTCAGCCTTGTTGTCCAGTTTGTCTTCAATGCGGCGAAGGTGCATCATCACTTCGTCAAACTTCTTGTCGATGGCTTGAAATTTCTCATCGCCAAAGCCCAGCCGCGCTTCAAGCAGCGTCAGCTTATTGGTGAGGTTTACCCAAACAGTTATCAAAGCCCCAATGAAGCTAAGGGCTGTGACGATAAAGCCAAGGATAGTGAAAAGGGTGGTGGCGTCCATTAGTTATTGCCAGTCGCTATTAGTAGCACTTGATAATAACGGGTCACGCCGCCTGCTACAGCAGTTACGTTGAAAACTGTCGTTCTATATTGGAACTCTGTTTCAAGATAAAAACTAATGCTAAATGCCGAACCACCACTAGCAACGCTGGCAAATCCGAATGTGCTTCCACTTTTTGTCCAAGTCCATGTAGCAGCTTCGCTGCAATCTATTGTAATGCTGGCGCTGAATTGGTCTTCGCTTTCCAGCAAAACAGGCGCACCAGAAGTCGTTCCGCCATCAGGTGTAAACGTAACCGCGCTTTTGCCGCGCAAGTTGTCCATAGATATTGCCCCAGAAGGCACGCCAGCCAATGAGCGCACAGCACTTTCGTTTAGCGAAATAATAGCGGTCGCTGACCGACCAAGTTCCGTATTCACTTGGCTCATGGATATGGTTCCAGTGGGCAATGTCATGGTTATGCAGTCCCGTATGCAGTGACGTTATTGATAGCCGTAAACGCACCCGCGCTGCTTAGTTTAGCGATGGTCGTGCCGTTGTATTTAAACAACAGGTCAGTGCCGCTTTGCTCAACAGTGAAGTTGGCAGCCGCCAATTTTGTCGCATTTGTTGCGTTGGTCGCATTGGTTGCGTTCGTTGCGTTCGTTGCGTTGGTGGCATTCGTTGCGTTGGTGGCAGTTGTCGCCGTGGTTGCTGTTGTAGCCGTTGTGGCTGACGTTGCCGTTGCAGCGTTGCCGTTAATGCTAATAGGCCATGACGAACCAAAGTCAGTTGTATCTATCTGAAGCCGCAACACTGAACCCGCGCCCCAACCGATATAAACCTTGTTTGTCAGTTGGCTAGTGCCACCACCTTGTTGAATTGGGGTAAAGCCAAGACGGGCAGGGATGTCAGTATAATAAGACGCACCCTGACCGCCTAAGTTGGTGGCATTGGTGGCTGTTGCAGCGGTGGTCGCGTTCGTGGCATTCGTGGCATTAGTCGCATTGACTGCGTTTGTAGCGTTCGTGGCAGTTAAGGCATTTCCAGATATGCTTATAGCCCAAGTGCCAGTTGCGTTAGCGCCACCCGTCGAAGGTGCGCCGATGGTGTTATAGCTTATCGTCCGTGCGGCAGAACCATTGAACGTGCCGCCAGCAGTTACGCCGTCGCCACCATTGCTAAATGTTACAGCAGCAGCAGTCGCGTTTGCCGTAATCGCAGTTGTAGCCGTGGTCGCCGTTGATGCACTGCCAGCCGTTCCTTGGATATTGATATTCCAAGTGCCGCTTGCGCCAGCCCCAATAAGCGAAGGAACGCCAAGGTTGGTTCTTGCTTGAATAGCGTCCGATGCGCCCGTTCCGCCATTGGCAACAGCAAGGTCGGTTCCGCTCCAGTTGTCATTGTTTATGGTGCTGGCAGTGGCAAGGCTCCCAAGGCCAAGGGCAGTTCGCGCACCCGATGCGCTGTTTGCCCCTGTGCCGCCATTAACAACAGCCACGATGCCGTTGACGTTGTTTGCAACGACGTTCCAGTTGCCGCTTGCGTTCGACCCATCAGCGCGTGACAATGCGCGTCCACCAACAGTCGCGCCGTCATGAACGTGGATTGTGTCAGTTGTGGTGTTGACCGTTATTTCGCCTTCGACGCCAGTAAAACTCGCGTGTTGGGTTGCCGTGCCGCGCCGAATTTTTACTTGCTTACTCATGCGATAAAACCCCAGTCATCAGTTTCGGTATATACTATATCAATTTCCGACCAATCTTCATAGCCGCTTGAAAATACAGCAACGTAATCAGCCAAGCTTTGCAGCGACAATGAAAACGCCCGTGCGCTTCCGTAAAATGACAGCGCCTTGCTTTCAAAGGCGGATTGTCCATCGTTACGCAATGGGCTTGGGTTTACAGTCGGGATGGTCGGGCGTGTCGGGTCAACAATGGTTGGGTTGGCAATGTCAGTTTCGCCATCTATCCAAGCGGCGACAGTGTTTGCGTCCGATATAAACGGGTTAAATGTTGCCAGCATATCATCGACGGCATCCGCCAAGGCTTGACCAGATAAAGGCGGGTTGGTCGGCGTCGTGCTGATAAAGTTTGTCACCGATACAGGCGATGAACCGCTAACGGGGTCAAGGTTGCCCCAATCATTTGGGTTGAATTTGCCAGCATTTAATGTGTCAGCAACGCTGTTGCACTGCGATGCAAAGCCAACTTGCGCGTCAAGAAACGCAAGGCTTTCAGTGATGAAATTGCTGGGGTCGCCCAATCGTGAAGGCGATGCTGGCATTGCTGAAATTGTTGCGACAGCCACTAAATCAACCCCTCAACAGACAATGAGCATTCAGATATTGTTGGGCCTGATAGCACAATTGAGAAATCACGGTAATAGCCTAAAACAATCGTTTCGCCGCGATTTTCGTCACCGATGTAAACAACAGGCGTTGTGCGAACGGATGCCAAAAAGCGGGTGAACGCGCTGACATCGCTGGTTTCGACAGTCACATCATAATCAGCCCGTTTGCTGTATGCCCGTGGCGTAATCGTGACGTTGCCAAAATCATCAATCGTTTTGACCGAATAATCCTTGATGCCGACAGATGTGCCGAAGTTCGTAACCGCCAACCCAGTTTTCTGACCAATCACAAATTCGCCGCATGAAGCTGTGCCAGCGCCAGCATCGACGATAAGCTGGAAGGATGCGCCCGAATAATTCGGTATGTCCAAGAACGCCACTTCAGACGCGCCCGTTTCCGTTATCGCTGCAAAGAAGTAATTGAAATAGCCGTCGATGGCGCTGTAATCAGCAAGGCTTATGGTTTGGTCATAAACAGTCGTGCCGCCAGATGATTTGACAATAAGCTGTGCGCTTGACCCATCGACGTTGAACAGCACAACCGAATTGCACACTGTGGCTGGTGTCACTGTAACATCAATCGTGCCGGAATTTTCTGTGCCAGAACCAACCGATATGTCGAACATCTTGAAGCGATTGGTCGCGCTCACAAAAATCCATGTGGGCGATACAGCGGCAGCGCCAACATCAGGGCGGTCAGTCGTTGATGTGGCGACAACCTCATAAACCTTGTGGTCATATATACGACGGGTTCCAATCGTATATGTGCCAGCAGTCCATGCGGGATAATCCGTTTCAGGAACATTGGTCGCCGTCAGGTTGGATGCGGTAACATCGACGGGCTTAATAATAATCACTTGCGTCCTCCCGAATGTCAGGCAACCCGTCGCCATCCCACCTGTCCATCAATTCGTATGATTTACCAGTGTTCTTTGCGACTTGATACAGCACGTTATACATTTCATTCCGCATATTGGCTATGCCATCAGCAGTCTGTGCGCTGTTGCTTGCCATGCCCGTCTGGTTGCCATCAAAGACCAGCCCTGCGCCTGTGGTAGCAACTTCCGCATTGCTTGCATTTTGCGCCCCAAGTGTTTCGCTAAGGCTTGCCGACAGCCACGCACGGATACGGGCAACTTCAAGCGCAGATGTGGCAGAACCAAGTGTGGCTTCTTCAATCGACCGACTTAGTTCTGGCAGCTTGCCAAGGGCTTCCAGATTGCCATTCCGCGCCTGTGCGGTCAGCGTTGCAAACTGGGCCTTCAGCAATACCGAAGATGACGATGCGTTGATGCCACGCAGACGATTGATTTCATCGACAACGGTTTTGCTGACATTTGCCAGTGCATCAACGTATTGCTTCATGGCGTCCGCAGCTTTTTCAGCGGCCTGTGCAGCCAGTTCATCAGACTTCGCTTTGTCTTCCGCAAAGAAAATCTGTTCCTGTAGGCTGCGAAGGCTTGCATCCATGCTGTCCAACTCGATGCGGCGTTTTGCCGCCAACGCTTCGACAGCAAAGCCCTGTGCTTCCAGCAACTGTATTTCAAGGCTCATGCGCTGCTTGGCGATTTCAGCGGCAGCAGCGGCAACGCGCTCTTGTTCTTCAGCGGCAGTTTTGATTGCTTCCGCAGCGGCTTCGCTTGCCTTGTTAGCATCTTCAGCGGCATAGATTTGGCGCTGCAATGAACGAAGGCTCTCGTCCATCATTTCGATTTCCAAATCGCGCTGCGCCAACAACGAACCAAGCGTATTGCCCTGTGCCGCCATCAGGTTGATTTCCAACTGACGCCGTGACTTGCTTAATTCGTCGGCTTTGCTTTGCGCGTCGGCCAATTCCTGCGCCGCCTTTTGCTGTGCCGCAGCCAGTGCATCAGCAGCCTTTGAAGCATCTTCCGCTGTGTAAATTTGGCGTTGCAGCGCAGCAAGGCTTTCATCCATGCCAGCAAGTTCAAGAGCGCGTCGTGCGGCAAGCGCCTCAACAGCCATGCCCTGCGCTTCAAGCAAATCTATTTCAAGTTCACGGCGCTTGGTCGCAATATCCGCAGCAGCTTCCAATTCTTTAAGCTGCGTTTCAGCAGCATCCCTTGCCGCTTCAGCGGCAGCATCGCTTGCAGCCTTTGCGTCTTGGGCGGCAAATATCTGCTCCTTTAGTCCGCGAAGCGATGCATCCATACTTTCAAGTTCAAGAGCGCGTTGTGCTGCCAATGCACCAAGTGCGTTGCCTTGTGCATCCATCAATTCAATTTCAAGGCTGCGACGGTCACGGGCCAGCGATATGGCATCCTCTGCCATCTGCGCGGCTTCTTCAGCGGCTTTTTCTTGCGCTTCAGCCAATGTTTCCGCAGCCTTTGTTGCGTCTTCAGCGGCGTAAATTTGCTGTTGTAAGGCACGAAGGTTGGCATCCATACCTTCCAGTTCCAACGCACGTTTTGCAGCCAGCGCACCGACGGCATTACCCTGCGCTTCCATCAGTTGAATTTCCAACTCACGGCGCGGACGGGCGGCATCGAACAACGCTTTTGCTTGCTTGATGGCATATAGTTCTTCAAGTTTGGCGTAATCAGCAGCCGACGCACCAGCTTCAGCAAAGATGGTTTTAAGCTTCGCCATCTCAACAGATAGTTCATCAAGGCTGTATTGCAGCGGGTCGCTTTCCTTGACCAAATCCTTAAACACTTGGTCAAACTTCAGCGCCTTCTGCACTTGCTCATTCAAGTCGTTACCAGCGCGGATAAGCGTTTGTGCGCCAGCACTGATACCCGTGACGATACCTTGCTGGATTGCCAGTTGCGTGATGTATGCAACGGCTGCGGCCTCATCCGTGCCGAAGTTTTTAACGCCAGCGCCCTTGGTGCGACCAGCGCCAGTTGGGTCAACAACAAAATCCTTTTTACGCATACCAAGGCTGACCTTGACGTTACCGCCAAGTGCGCCGCCAAGTTGCTCTGCGATGTTGCCCAAGCCTTTCAGTAAGCCGTTCGCCATGTTGTTGGCGATGTCTTTAAGCTGTGCGCTGTTGCCCGTTAGGGTGCGTTCCATCGCGCCGCCAGCAATTTGGTTGAGCGTTACGGAACCAGTTTTGGTCTTTTTAAGAAGCCCACCGACAAGACCGCCAATCAACCCGCCAGCGATAGCGCCCAAAGGCCCAGCCATGCCGCCAAGGGCTTTGCCAAAGGCATCGCCAGCAATCTTAGTGCCAATGCTTTGCAATGCATCGCCGCCAAACTTCTTACCCAATGCGCCACCAATGCCGCCGCCGATAGCACCGCCAGTGCCACCGCCAACCATCTGACCAATCCGCGCATTGGCAAGGATGGTTCCGAGTGAACCGCCAAAGTCCTTAAATATGTCCTGCATATTTTTCGGCAAATCGTCGAAAATGGCCTTTAGGTCTTTTGTCAAATCTGGCGCAACAATATCTATTTGCTTGCCAAGGTTAGCCAAAAATGAACCAGCGCCGCCAAAAAGTTCGTCGGTTAGGTCAATCAGGCCAGCAATAGTTTCTTTCAGCTTTTCAGCTTCTTTGCGCTCTTTGGTCAAAACGCTTTCTGCGTTAATGATGTCTGTTTGGGCTTTGACGTATTCCTGCCATGCGGCATTCACATCCTTAATTCCATCAGCCGCAGCCTTGGCCTTGAACCCTTCTTCCTCCAACTCCAAAGCGCGTCGCGCACGGGCTTCACCAGTAAGGCCAACCAATGCCAATTCGTTCTTCAATGGCTTGATGATGTTGTCTTGGAAATTTTTTCCAGCTTGGTTGCGTGTCGCTTCTTCCCAAGCAGCGCCAGCATCCATAATCTGTTTAGCAAGTTCTTTGGTAGGTGCGGCAGCAGCGGCAGCAGCAACTTCAATCCTTTTGATTTCAATGGCAGTTTTGCCGATGCTGTTGGTTTCTTTGTTAATGTTTTCCAGAAACTGCTTTGCTTGCTTTTCGCGCTGTTCAAACAACTTCTGTTCTTCAGATTTCTTTTCGGCAGCGGCCTTCTTCTGCTTGCGTTCCTCATCAAGCCGCTGCTTCGCAACCCCGATGCTATTCGCGTTCCACCTGTCCATAAATGCACCAGCATCAGAATAGGCATCAGTGTATGCCTTACCGATGGCCTGACCAGCTTGCTTGGCCGCACCAGCATTTTCGTTTGCCATTTGTGCAAATTTCACGGGGCTTAAAAGTGGTTCGCCAGCAAGGTCATTGATGGCTTCAACAATGTTGTTGACCAAGAAATTCACAGCGCCAATCGCCGCATTTACCGCTTGAACAAATAGGTCGCTCAAAACAGCGGGGAAGCTTGACCAAATGATTTTGACCGCTTCAAACGTGCCAGCGAACGCCGCATAGATAACTTTTGCAGATTTCAGCGCAAACTTGCCAGCTTCATCAAGCCAGCCTTTAATCGTGTCGAAAACAGCGCCAAGGTTTAAGCCCTCTGAAATGGTTATCCAAAGCCCCTTGATGGTGTCCATCGTGGTTACTGAAGCGCCACCAGCCTTTTCAATTTGCTCTGCCGTCATGCCCATTGATTTGGCATAGGCTTCAACTTCGCCCGACTTATCGAATTGCTCCGATATAAGCGCAAAGCCAGCGGTAAGGGTCGCGGCAGCAGCGACAACACCAAGAATGATTGCCGTCACGGGGGCAAACGCCACTGCGGTGGCAGCGCCAGCGGCAGTTGATGCGGCGGCGGCTTCAGCTTCCGCAACCGAAAGAACCTTCGCCGTAGCAGCAGCTTCAACTTGCGCGGCGGCAAGTCGGCCTTGGGCAGCAGCGCGGCGGTCAGTAGCAGCCTGTGCAGCAATCGCCGTTGCAGCGCCTTCACGTTGAGCAACAGCCAAAGCAATTTCAGCCTGTGCAGCAATCATCGCTTCAGCAGCTTGTGCATTCAGTGAGCGGAACCTTTGCGCGGTTGCGGCAGTCGAAGCGGCAGCGGCGTCCAATTCAGCGTTGGATGTCGTTTTAAGAATACCAGCCATAGAAAGCAGGGTGACACCAAACTGCTTGGTGGACATACCCGACTGCATCATGATGCCGCTGATTTGGCTCCCCTGTTGCACAAAAGCCACAAGCGGGTTTTGACCGCTGGCAATCTGAACACCTAAATCTTGAAACTGGAATGCAAGGTTTGTGATGTGGTGGCCAGCAAGTTGACCAGTTTGACCGACGGCCCTCATCGCATTGGCGGCAGCGGCTTGTGCAGTAGCGCCTTGGGCAATGACGGCGTTCATGCCATTGATGGCAACTGATGTGCGCGAAGCGGCTGCACCGACACTGTTGACATTGGTTTCAGCGCCAGCGGCAGCAGCCCCCATATTATTCAAGTTTCGTGATGCTTCCGTAGCGTCACGACTATCAACTGAAATACGAAGGTTCGCTAAATCTGCCACGCGCAATATCCTATCAGGCCCACAGCGTTATCGCTTAATATGGGCCATAGCACAAGATTATCGTCATGTCTTGGTGTTGATGCGATTTGCCCAATCAGACATTGCTTTGGATATTTTTTCGCGGCGTTCAGTGGTCATGATTTCTGGGTCAAGCCAAGGTGGTGGCGTGTTTGGTTCGACAGCCTCCGAAAGCATCGCTGCGTATTCGCGTGATAACTGCCTTACTGTTTTGGCTTCCCAAGGTGTCAGCGTCACGCATTGGTTCGCCATCCATGCGGCCAAATCAACGTCATCTATCGCAACATTGCCACCCATGCCAATGGGCTTGGCGGGGCCAACCTCAAACAGTATTTCGACAAGGTAGGCTCCACCAAGCAGGGGGGGCATGGCATCTGACTTGGTTTCCCGCCGAGGGCGTTTTGCCTTCGACGGGATTGTATTAAGCCAAGCAGCTTGTTTTACGAATAGGGTGAGTTGCTCAATCGTTTGAGCGAAAGAAGTTTGCGCGGTCTGCGACAAACTCCGATACCTGTTCCTTAATCCACGACCATTCGTTGTAAACTTTGCGGACGTTTTCAGGTGTGCAATCCAGCTTCACATCATCAAGCTTAAAGCCAGACCATGATACTGTCAGCTTCACAAGGTCATCAATGCTATCTTCAGCCAGCTTTTCAGCGTCTAAATCGACAGCACGTTTGCCCTTAGAAATGCGGTTCAATGCCGCTTGCTGCTTTGAAAGTTGGATTTTGCGGTAAACTTTGCTGTCCTGTCCAAGCAGGGTGATTGTCATACCCTCAATGGCTTCTTCGCTTTCGGGGTGCAAGATTTGCAAAACAGCACCATCGTCAGCTTTAACAGGCTTCAATGAATTTAGGTCAAACATATTTATATCCATCCGAATGCACCGATGTTGAAAGTCTCCCCCGCCGTGGTCGGATGCAGCCACGACGGGGAAGTTTATAAGCTACCTTATGCAGCAACCTTAACGACCGAATTGTCGATTTCAAGCGTGACTTCTGCCATCGTGATGGCGTCAGCGTTACCGACATTGGTTTTGTAGGACATGACTTGGCCTGTGAAATACTGGATTTCGCCATTGACCAAAGCAACCTTGACCGAAACAGAAGCGTCAACGCCAGCAGCGGCTTCGCCCTTGTCTTGGATGATGGCTTGACCAGCATCGTCAGCCGACAATGCCATTGTGAGAGTGACCGAACCATAGTTCAGCGAACCACGACGCTTTGCAACGATACCAGTTTTCAGTGGCGTGTGGGTTGCAAGTGCAGCTTCAGCACCGAAAGCTGGCAAGTCAGCCAGTTCACCGCAAGCGGCCCAAGTCAGGGCAGCGAAGCCAGTGGCGTCATAAGTGGCAGGGGCAGTAGCGGACACTGAAACGATAGTGCCAACCGAGGAAACAACGTCAGACATAATTTAATCTCCATGCATGGGATTGAACATTTAACACAAAAAAGCAGCCAAGTCACCTTAACGCATTTTGCGTTCTGCGCGGTTGATTGCCAGCCGCACCATACCACGGGGAGCCTGTTTAGAGAAGCCTTGAATAGTTTTCGGCCCTTCCCCGTATAATCCAAACTCCAGTGATGAAATATAGGGAAGGTTATTTGTTATCCAAAATACATTCCCAGCAGCTTTTGCAATGTCAGGCATTGCACGGCCAATAGCTAAACTTTGTGCAGCCGCGCCTCCGCCCTCAAATTCTATAGTTTGAATTGATGGCGTGCCAACAGATGTAAACCAGTTGAACCTTGCCCTTCCAGTATCGACAGGCGTGTTCAAAATGATGTCCGACAAAAGTTCTTGGCATACATTTTTGATGGCAGCGTCAGCATTTTCTTTAGCCCGTTCCGCAAACTTCTTTACGTCCAAACTGAAGGTGGTCATGTGAACGCTCTGTAGGTCACGCTCACAGGGATGACGAAGCGGTCGCCAGACATAAAGGCTGGGTTCTGCGTTGTGCGCTGTATCGTCACTGTAACGCCATCATAAACAAGCCTGTCGCCACGCTGGAAGGCAGCGGCAACATCGTCGGCAGTTGCACGGGCTGGGCCTTTGTTGGCATCCGCAGGGGCATATACAAGCACTTGGTAAACGCCGCCAAATTCATCCGATGCCGCGCTTGCAAAGCCGACAGGGATGGTGTCACCGCTCAACAGGGTTTCGCTCAAATAAATGTCGCCAGCAGGGGGAATGAATTTTGCATTTTCCCAATGGGTCGGCAATCCAAGCGTATTAAGCTGCGTAGCAAGTGCCGCGCTTATCTTGCTGTTAATCATCTAAAGGCTCCACGATTTGCATATCAACGGCGACCTTCTTACCATCATCCAGCTTAATTATGTAGGCGATAACGTGATTGTGCGTATCGTGAAGGACGCTATCCAAAATGCCAGAGTTCCATTGCGATGGAAAGAAAACCCTCTGGCCTATCGGTATCATCAGTTTGACCTTAACTGGCATATATAAATCACATCCTCACCTGTCAGTCGGATAGGTTGCACATCCATGATGCGGTATGTCGTGCCGTCAATTGTCGATAAACAGCCCACAGCAGGGCGTGTGGCGATAAGTTCAAGGATAAGGCGCACATCACCCGCCTGTATCACTGTGCCGTCAATATCGCGCTTGTGGTAAGCAGCGGGATAGCCCTTGCCCGTTATGGTCGTGCTGCTGTCCGTGCCAATCACTGCGCCAGTAATCGGGTCGGTCGCGCCATACACGGGAAAGATGATGGAAACCGCTTCGCCATATTTAGCAAGCAGCCGTGATGCTGTTTGCGCTTGGCTGCTCATGTGCGGATGACCCGTGCAACACCGAACCCGCTTTCGGATGCGGATAACAAGAAGGGTGTAATCATCCGATTAACGAATGGGTAACGCTGCGTTGGGTCGGAATAATCTTGGTATTCAACCTCGATTACGTCAATCTTTTCGCGCTTCACCTTCTGGCCTTGGTCGGCAATCAGCGTATCGCCAACAGATGCGCGTATCGCCATTTCGACGCAAGCGTTCACCACCTGTGGCGGGACAACACCGCTGGGATAGTTAAAGCCATCGACAACGACGTTATAGCGCGGCCATGACAATGACTGCGTTTCGCTAACCCGATTGCCCTTCCAAGCATCGCGGTAGGTGGCTTCCAGATAGTCTGTTGCCTTAACCAGCGATTGCTCTTTGATTGTTTGCGACAGGCTTGCCCAACCCGTTATGCCACGGTCAGCAACATAGCCATCCGCAGCCGAAACGCTGGCATAGCTGTTAGCATTAGAAAGCCCTGCACCTGTTTCGACCACGAATGCCATTTGTTACTCCTTGCGGCTTTTGCCAGTTTTAGCTGCTGGTTCTGCTTCTTCAGCAACAGCGGCTTCTTCAACCACAGGTGCTTCTTCAACAGGCTCATCAACGGCTGGTGTTTCTTCTGCTGGCGCTTCTACCACTTCCACTACCTCTGGGGCAATGACAGCTTCAGCTTCAACAGCGATTTCTTCTACATCCAGTTTTTCGTGCAAAGGTGTGCCAGCGGGGGCAAAAATAGCATCAATGATTTTGTAACCCTGCGCTTGCAGTTTAGCCTTACGCGCTGGGTTCATTGGATGCGGTTCGTAAATGATTTTAGCCATAAAATCCTCCAAAAAGGTTGGGGGCCGCCCTTCCAACCGACGGCCCCCGCTCTGTGCTTAATTAAGCAGCAGAA